AGCTTCAGATGATTTACCCATCACTCTTGCTCTTTGCTCCATAGCAATTGCTGCTTGAATTTTATGAGCATGTGATCGACTTGATTTCCTAATTTTTGCCACACTCGCTTTCGCTGTTGCGACATCCTTAAAACCAAGTCCATGAATAGTTCCTTTAGGATCTTCATCAGTATATAAATCAGAATGTTTTTTTGATTTTGCAGGTTGACCTTTTTTACGGGCGATACGAGGATTTGATTCCTCAGTCATCTTTTTCTTTTTACCTGCACAATGTGCTTTCTGACTAAACCCTTTTGGGTTATCACAATCTATAGACTTTTTATACTTATCTGACCAACCTTCTTTGACTAGAAACCCGTCTTCACGAACTTCATAACCATCAGGAATTGGTTTACACTTTTTATCAGTGTTACAATAGTATTGTCCCTTTTTACAGGAAGTCTTTGCCATCTACAGACTATTCAGAGCTATTATTATTTAGCAATCCGTCTTTTAACATTTTTGAAAGTTCACTTGTTGAACCAACGAATAATGCATTGTTTGTGACTGTATTTTGTGTTTTTGGGTTATCTTCTTCTATCTCTTTCACTTTCTTATGTAAATCTGCTAATTTATCTGTAGTATCTGCAACTGATTTGATAAGTTGTCCTGCGACTTCATATGCTCTTGGACTTGCAGTTTCACCTGCAACTTCCATTATACCATTAATTGCTTCTTGTCCTTTTTCGATTAGTGAATATAAATTACCTCTTGTATAATCATAATCCTTTTCAACGTTCTCTGCTCTAGTTTGACTCTTCTGTAATTCAGTATCTTCTGCTTTCACGATAGCATCTACTTCAATACCATCATCAGTATTGAAAGTATCATTTAAAGAATCAAATTTACTCATTAGATATCTACTCCTCTATTAGGTGCAAAATCTTTTCCATCTCCAAAGAATGTGCTTGTTTCTGTGAATCCAAAATCATCACCTGGTTCAATAAATGGTGTATCATTAGTATCTATGACACCATCATCGTTATAATCCTGTTTTGGTTTTGGTACAACAGTATATCTTTGCTCTCTTTTTGCAGTTCTTGTATTAGTATTTGAGTAGTAATCCAACTGAACTTTTTTGATAAGTCCTTCTGGAGTTTGTGCAATATGATTAAAGAAGAATGTTTTTGCAGTAAAAGACAAAGTGTATATTAATGCTCTCCTTGTGACAAAATCTCCTTCATAATCATCTTGCTGTGCGATGTTTGATAATACCATCGGAATATCTCTTTTCTCACCGATTGATTTTACTAAATCAATTGATATATTAAAACCTGGTTGAAAGAAAGGTAATATCTGCTCAAGTATCTGTAATCCATCATCTTGAGTTTTTACTAATATATTTAAATCAAATCCAAGATTATATGGCACGGGCATAAAGACTTTTTTCATCTGATTATTATTGATATCCTTTGCCTTGAATGTTTGTGTTATACCTGCTTTCCTTGTAGAGTCATAGGCAATATTTGTAATCTCAAAAGACATTCTTGGTAATGTGATTTGAGTTGCTTTATTTAATTCTGCTTGTTGTGTAATTCTTGCTAAAAACTTTTGTCTTGGTCCATAAGCAATTGGAACTTTAATATCTGATATGACATTTCCAGCACCATCATCGTGTTGTACATGAATATCGTTAAACAATGTGCCAAATGCAATAACCGTTTTTCTTATAATTTGATGATAAAAATAATTCCCTAACATTTTTCTATATTAATGATTCTGATCCTTTTAAAAGTAAACCACTACCTGTTGCCAGTTCATACATTTTAGAATGTAAACTATCATCAACTTCAGTTGTCCATGTTGATGTATTATGATCTGCTAACCAACATTGCAAAGTATCACTAATTGCTGCTGGAATATTATAATCAAACCAAGGATCATATGGTATCTTATCTGATGATTTAAAAGGTCTAGTCATGGTTAAAAACTCCCGAATGGATTTGATTCTGTAAAGTCAATTAGCAAGTCTGCTTCTGACTCGAATATGTCACCTTCGTTATATTTATCGGTGCTGTCATCCTTATCATAAATTGAAACACTAAACAGTGCACCAGATGTAAGTCCTTTGATATCTTCTCCTTTAAAGAATCCTGTTGTAGTTGTTCCAATTCCAACCTGACTGATTGATAATATTCCTGTATCTTGATCCCAATTTTTAACTCTTGCTTGTGTTCCTGAACGCATTCCCTGAACAATTTCATTAAATTGATATGTTCCAACACCACTGATTGTTTCAGGGTCATCAATAGTGATTATAGGTGCAGTTGTGTATGCTGCACCAGGATTAGTTATGAATAAAGTCTTAATTTCATTGAATTGTGAAGTGGTCTGAATTCCGATTGATGCTAATCCAACTGCACGATCACTTGCTACACCAGCATTTGGAATAGGTATGTTAATTCTTGGTGCGGTTCCAAATCCAACTCCTCCATCAATTAAACTAAATCTTACAATACCATTGGATGATGTATTAATTGAACAAGTTGCAGCAGCACCACTTCCACCACCACCAGAGATAGTAATTGTAGGTGCTTCAGTATATCCAAAACCAGTTTGTGTAAGTAATATTTTCTCAACAGATCTCATACCTGCTCTTTCAGTTGTAAATGCGACTGCTTTCGCATCAGAAAATTCTGCACTGCTTGGCGAGGTAGTAATTGCAACAGTTGGAGTGCTTGTATATCCATGACCATCATTATTCAAGAATATTTCACGAATATATCCAGTATTAATAAATGCAGTTGCTTGAGCAGTCCTACCGACTCCAACTAATTGAAGTTCTGCAATATAACCCTCATCATCAACTTGTGTGTCAATTAAATCTATTGAAGTATCAATAACTTCATCCTCATATTCAAAGAGTTCACACTTGAGTTTATAAACGTAGTTGCTACCTAATTGATAGAATGGTTCTTCATGCTCTACAAATTTTATTTCAAATAACCTTTGACCTAATGGAAAAAATACTAAATCACCTTCACGAGGTCGAGATGATAATTCAATATCCTCATCTGCTTCCATAAAAGGTGCAATAAATTCTTCAAATCTTTCTTTAGAAATGGTAAGAGTTACTTCATCTCTCAAACTCATACCAAACTTAGTTAAGACATCTCCAGCACCTGCATACCCATCATAAGTATCAACGTATGCTTCAATTAAAAAATTATCATCAAATCTTGATGCAGTGACCTCTTCAAGAATTGTTTCTTGATTTACAAATTTTCTAGGAATAAAGGTAACTTCAACACCATAAATTTTAAGGTGTTCATTAATTAAACTTTGTACTAGTCTTTGCTCACCTCTAGAACCTTGTAAAAAATGTGGATTTAATGCCATTATTCATCACCCAATGAAGTCTAGAGGAGGTGTCTCGTAGTCCATCATCATTCTTGACCTGAGTTCCTCTAATTCTCTGACTCCATCATCGTATATCTCTCTTCCATTTAATTCAATACCACCTGGTAATTTAGTTCCTCTAAATTTAATTAAATTCATACCCCATTGTTTTTTCATCAATGCAACAAAATAACGTTTTACAAATGGATCATTGTAAACTTGCTTATATTCCTCTGGGTCAAGGGCACGAAAACAATCTATCACTATAAATGTATCTTTTGATTGTGAACCCCAATCAATATCTAAGTACAACCTATCCTGTCTTTGATTAAATCTAATTTGTTTATCAGTCGTAAGTAAAAAATCAATATCTTCAAGATAAGTTTTTGTCATTGCATATTGTAATAATTCAACTGAATTGAAATAATATAAGTCATTTAAAAACAACTGATACTTGATACTGAACATTCCACCTGAAATAGAACTTGTATCAAATTTAAAAATTTTATTAACTCCTATTACGTGCTCTGGCACTGATATAAAATTTGAACTTTCATAAAAATTACTTGATACAGTCCCTGCTGTATTTGTTGATATACCAGTTGTAGTGACTATTCCCACTCCATCTGTTCCTTGTGCTCTACCTCTATCTAAATCTTCTTGAGTAATTTTATACTTAAGATACATTCTTTCAATACCATTATAATGACGTTCCTGATATAACTGAAGAGTATCATCAAGTGCGTCATGTATTTGATCGGTATCAAGATTAATTTCCAAAACGGGATAACCCAGTTTACGCAAACCGAAGTTTATAAGTTGTCCTCTACTTTGTGGTGTCGCCATTACTATCCGTGAGATTTGCGAGTTGCTCTAAAAGTTCATTTTTTTCTTTTTGAAAATCATTTTTTAGAGTTTGGAGTTTTGCCTCCAAAAGAACATTTTGATTTAATGCTGTTGCTAGTTTTGAATGATATAAGTTCACTAATACATTAACATCTACTTCACTGTTTTGTTGCATTTAGAAAGTTCCTCCATCTAGGGTCGAAGTCCAATGTGGCTTGTTAGTATATGTATTCGTTACAGCATCAGGTGATGTACTCAAGTTTTGGATTGCACCACTCTGACCTTCCCTCCTCAAATTATTTGAGGTATTAAATGTTCCTTCTACACCAACTAGAGGGACTGACGTGCCACCACTAACAGCACTCTCAACCACGCCAAATGCACTTGTGGTGTCTTGCTTCACAATATCTCCTTGTGCCAATGTAACCGCACCTGGTAGTGTTAGAACGACCTTTGTGATTGCAGTTAATACTTGTTTTGATGTAATTACAGGAGATGCTGGTGCATTAGTGGATCTTTGAAGACCTTCACTATCAAACCAAACTACACCACCTGAACTAAAGTTACCTGACTGATAATAGATACCCTTAATATCTAAGAAACCTTTTGTACCTGTAACAACACTAGCTGTTATAGTTGCATCTGGAACATATGTCCATCTTCTACTATTGTCACCGTGTGTTCCGTGATTTCCAACACCAGCAGTGCTTGATGCAATTGAACTATCATCAAGTCCAAAGAAACCATCAGTTGAGTTTGCAGTACCAACACCAACATTGTAAGTGAATCCAAGTCCACGGTCAGTATTAGTATCTGTTGCGTGTACAACTGTTATTTCAGTCTGTGTACTAATTCCAGCAACTGTTACTCCCTCGAATGTAAGTGTTTTAGTTCCAGTATTAATTGCTGTAACTGTTGTAATACCACTAGCAGAGAAACTTGAGTGTAAAAGAGTATCATTGACTGCGATACCTGTAACTTGATCAACTACAACTGCAGAAGCACCAGCATTGATAGCAGTCATTACAGTTCTTGTGCTGGTAGTATCACCAACCATCATGATTGGGTCATTAACAGTTGTCTGTGTTGAGTTAACTGTAGTTGTTGTACCATCAACTTGTAAGTTACCTTTGATGATAACATCACCCTCATTACTTAAACCATCTGGATATGGGTCAATGAATATCTTATTACCCTGACCAGCAAGAGATGCAATTATATTATCTTCAATTCGGATATTACCAAGAGAACTATTACCACCAACAATTAATTGATTTTGGACGGTTACTTTATCATTACCAAATCTTACATTTGCCCCTCCGAATCTTAATTCATCTGTTCCATTCTCATCATATTCTATAGTTGCATCAGGTGCTCCTGTTCCGTCTGTACCACCACCAAATGCCAAGAAAGTATCGTCAGGTAACACTACTTGACCAGAACCATTAGGATTTAAAATTATATCACCATTATTATCGGTTGAAGATAAAGTATTTGAATCTAAAGTTAAATTATCTACATTCCAAACATCTATCTTTCTATTGTTATCAAGTATTGCTACAATACCACCATCACTATTTCTTGTATTAGTTACACCTGCTAAAGCACCAGGTGTGTGCTCCATCATAGATGTATAGTAAAATCCTCCAACTGGATTAACGTTTGTACCATCATCTCCTAAAAATACTCTATCTTTGTATTGATTTGTTCCACCATATTGACCTACACCAGTCACATATGCCATTTCACCCCAATTCAGACTGCTTGGTTTCGCAGTTCCAGAGGAGCGTTTGATTCTAATAATACTAGCCACTTAAAAATTTCCTCCGTTGATGTCTAAGTTCTGTGTTGCACCTGGAGTCAACTCCAATGTTGCGTCAAATTTTTTCGTCACACCATTAAAAACAAGAACCATACCATTTTGTAAGGTTCCTGGTATATTCACATCACTTAATTCTGTTAATGATAGAGTTTGAGCACCTGCCAGAGATGAAATCACCTTTGTGGCATTTTGTTGTCCAACTCTGACTTTGATATCTGCCATCTAAGTTAGCGTATTCAGATCTAAAAAGTATTTATATTTACTATGATGTTATCTTTGAACTAAGTTCAATTAACATCGATTTAAGAGTTTCAATCTCTTTTTTCATACTATCTAATTCAGACTGTTTATCAGAATTTCTTCTTTTATCAGACATATAATTAGAATATCCACTGGTATCCATATTAATTATGGCACCAGTTTTTTCATCACGAAATAAGTTTTTATTGCCCTCTACTGGTATCATACTTTATCTGTAAATGGTCCTAGTAATTTATCTAGGAGTTTTTTACCTCTTCTTTTGCCTTCTGTAGGATCATACTTAGTTTTACCCATATCATCTAGGGCTTTTTTCTGAGCATTTTTTCTACCACCCAAGTTGATATCTTCAACATTTCCCTCTGTAAATTGTTTAAATGTTTTCATTATGCTAATGCAATCGCCCTGAAGTCTTTAAGTCTAACAGGATATGATTCGTTAGTAGATGTCATGACAATTTTAATTACAAAACCACTAAACTGCTCTAGATTGTCAACTGAGAATTGATATTCAGAGAATAATCCGAATCCATTCGGCAATACAAATGCATCAGCTCTACCGTCATTTTTACTTAAATCAATAATATCATCACCAAATCCATCACCATCTACATCATTTAAATTTTTAAATCCTGGAAATGGTCTGTAAGTTTGTGAAACTTCAGTTGAGTCAGCACTGAATAATCTATAGAAAACTCTGAA